GCATCCCAAAAACTTTCGTCCAGTAAAGCTGGTAAAGTATTATTAGATGCTTTATCTGCACCATTTGAGACAATACTCGATAATGCTGGACTAGTTGTTAATCCTAGTAATCTAAAAGAAGGTTATGGTTGCAACGTGATAAATGGTAAATTTGTTAAAATGGTTGACTCTGGTATTATTGATCCAGTTCTTGTAACCAAGTCTGCGCTTAAAAATGCTGTAAGTGTAGCTTTAACTGTAATGTCAGCAGATTGTGTAATTTCAAATATAAGAGTAGAAAATGCAAGCAATTAATGATTACGTTATAGTTGATATAATAAAAGAAGAACCAAAGAAGGTTAGTGGTTTAATTTTGACAGATGAAACAGATGAATCAAATCGTTACAAGAAAGCTAATATAATTTCAGTTGGAAATCTAGTAGAAGGGGTAAAAAATGGAGATGTTATTTTTTACGATAAACACGCTGGACATGATATTGGATATAACGATGAATTATATAGAGTTATACGTATGAGGGATATAGTTCTAGTAGAATAGTTACTATTCTTAAAAAGTATGTAATATCTATTAAAGTAGATTATACATAAACTATAAACCAAAACCCAATAACAAAAAAAATCATAAAATTAATTATTAATCATAAAAAAATTTAAACATGGCTCACAAAAATGATACTTACTTATACTTCATGGAAGAAACAGATGGAGCTTTTGACGCTGCGAACGATGCAATGTGTCGTCCATTATCAGAGTTTAGAGGTTTTGGTATAGTTGCTTCAACAACTTCTCTAGAATTGCACTTTAACAGTATGTTAGGTACTGGTGCAGATATTGCTGCTGTTGATAAAGTTGTACTAACTGTAACCGCTAATACACAGAAAGCAGTTATTCAATCTCTTACTGAGCAATTTAATGCTCACCCACATGGTGCTTCTATGTTAGTTGTATCTGATGATTCGAACTCAGTTTTCGCTCATCCGGATATCACTGGTTGTGCAATTACGGTAACTGCGGCTGCTTAATTTCAATGAGATTAACTAGTCACGATTTACGTGATTTACAAATCCTTAAGTATTACAGGCTCGTTAGAAAATGGGCCTGTAAAACTTACGGGTTAACAGACGCTGATCTTGAGTTACTAATTTACTTAGACTGCAAAGGAAGATTCACGC